TTTTTTATTACTCGTATTCCACATGTAACTGTTTGTCCTGTAGCAGGAAATATTGGTCAATCAGGTAATACACTCGCTAGTACTCAAGGAAGTTTCTTTGCTTTACAAGCAGTAACAGCAGCAAATTTTGCAGGAATGCCTTGCATTTGTATGGGAGCGTTTAGAATGAGATATACTAGTGCTGCAAGTCCTTGGACTGTTCAAACATTAACTGATGGTTCTGCATCTAGTACAAATTTAACCCAAGCAGATGGAATTGGTTGCTTTCATGAAGGAACTAAATTTGTAATGGCTACAGGTCAATTTGGAGCAGCATCTGGAAAATGGTTTAATAATAATGGTGGAACAGCTCCTGCATGGTCTACACAGGCTATGTCATTTACTATAAATAAAACAGGTTCTGTTCGTATAGATAGTCTTAATCTTACAAGTTCGGCTGGAACGGGAGCACAAATTGCACAATTGGCTTTACCCTATAACAGATTATCAGGTGGTTGTTTAGGTGTAGCAGCTCCAAGTGGATTTTTGGGAATTTCAGTAACAAGTACAGCTATCGGATTACAAAACGTAGCTTTTCAAGCTACTACAACTGGTACTGGGGCTTTAACAAACTTAACAAATGCTCAGTTAGCCGTTGCTTCATTTGAATTTAGTCTTATTTGGCAAGCTGACGTAGCATAAAAAAGGACTTAAATATGAAAGTAAAAAAATCAAAAGTGAAAAAAGTTATGAAAGAATTCTCTGAAGGCAAGTTACATTCTGGCTCAAAGAAAGGTCCAGAAGTCACAAATAAGAAACAAGCAGTGGCAATAGCTCTTTCAGAAGCGCGTAAAGCTGGTGCAAAAATTCCTAAGAAGAAGAAATAAAGTTTCGGGACTGCCCTGCTAAAGCTACGGTGTCCCGCAATCACGCCTGGTGTCGATATTTAGGAACTTACAAGAGTATAAATATTACATATCAGGATTTTTGAGTTAAGATTTGAAGATATCGTTCTTCAAGCACAGCCATTCTAGCATGAAAATCTTTGTTTTCTTGTTCCATGTTTCTGATAAGTTGCAGAATATCTCTTCTATCGGATGCTGATTCTTGTTGCATTTGACGTCTATCTGAAGAAGATTCAGTTCTTAACCAAAAGAAAATTCCGATATTTGCTCCGATTATTGCTAATACTTGTGACCAATCCATATTACTTATCCTTATTTTTATTTCTTAACTTCTCATGAATGGCTTCTAGAATCCATCCTGTTCTAGTTATACCTACTCGATCTTGTACTTCTTCATCAACCTCATTAAGCATTTCTGTTGAAATTCGCACAAGTACATTGGTCCATTTTTTCTTATGGATTTCTATATCATATTTGACTTTAGCACCCTTTTCAATAAGAGCATCAACGTCAACAAATTCAGTCTTTGTCTTCTCTAATGGTTTCCTCACACTCATATATACTCCTTATACAGGTGATATATATTATCTATATGACAGATATATGTAAAGCATATATTTCTCATATAGTGGATATACATTTCCCATATATAAACTCATAGAGATCTTGCATCTCTTGAACGGCTTTTTTATCAGCTATTTTCATTTCACTTACACCAAGCCCATCGCTTGCAGCATTAGCAAAAGCTTTTCTTGAACCGATCGTTGATTCTATACATTTTATTTCTTCACATTCTTGAAGAATACTAAGAGTTCCTTCGTTATCAGAACCTTTTGCATCTGCCTGATTTATCATCGCAAAAACCCTGATATTTGGATTGGCTGGCTTCATTTCAGCAATCAAGGCCTTTACATCTCCTAATGTCCAAATGTCTAAGGAACGAGGTTTAAAAGGAATTAAACAGATATCAGCAATAGAAATAGCTGCTCTCAAAGATGTGGTTTCTCTTCCTCCAACATCGATGATAACATCATCATAGTCCATTTTCATTCTTTCTAATTGAGAACGTAAAGCTTTTCCTCCAAGACAAATGGTTGACCAATTTGTTTTTATGTCTAATACATCTCTTTGATTTGCCCATATAGAAGTAGATTTTTGTTCATCAGCATCAACTAGTAAAACTTTCTTACCGCTTGCAGAACGCATTACAGCAAGATTAGTGGCTATAGTGGTCTTTCCAGTACCACCCTTAATCCCACCTACAACAACAATCATAATTTCTCTTTCTTATTTTTTGAACTTTCTGAAAAATATTCTTTTACTGAACTAATTAATAATTTATGTTTCTTGAAGCATTCGATTGAGCACATGTTTACTCTTTGGTATATGTATGTGCCATCTTTATAGTGATGATCCTTAACACTTGTAAATTCGATGTAATCTGTTTCCTTTTTACATATTGTACAAGTAAAGGGAGATCCATCAATTCCTAATCCATTAATGCTCATTAAGGGTAACTCACTCCATGATCTTCAAGGGTTTGTCTATATTCTGCTGCTATTCCGAAATGCATTTCTGATCTTTTTAATAATGTATCCATTTCATCCCACTTATCCCACACATCATTTAGAAAAGCACATAAGGCAAACATTAAACCAGATACAATACATCTAAAAGCTGAAGCACCTCCTACAGCCGCCATTGATGTTGCAACAGCAGTATTAAACAATAGTTGAGCTTTATCCCTATCTTTTTTCTCTGGAATTAAAACACACATGTCTTCGGCTTCATTGAAGTTCTTTTGTCCTAATTGAGTGTGCTTTTTTATTTCTTCCTTTAATTTTTTTATCTCTGCTTTTGTCAAAGGTCTATCTTTATCTTCTTGTATAGTTTTGAGAAATGCAATTTCATCGATATCATAATATTCTAAAAACATTTCATCTGGCATATCGCCTGCGATAGTTTCTATAGATTCCAAAAACATAAATGAGGTTAAAATTTTAGCTACTATTATCACAAAAAATATGCGTATGTAATAGATCCAAGTCTGTCGATGCTTAATGATTAGGTCAAATATCAATATCAATAGCACTGCTAATAATGCAAATCCAATTTCAGTCATTTTTTATTCCTTTTCAATATTTTTAAAAAAAACTTTTGCTTCCCAATAACCTTTTGCCTTTTTTATTTTTACAAATGGATTTTTACCTTTAGGATCCGGTGGTATATGTCTCCAATGTGTTATTTTCAATTCTTTGTAATCCATGTCAATTAAAGAAGGTGTAATCCATATTAATTTGTTATTGACTTCTACCAGAGCAAAATAATCTCTTCCAAGCTTGCTATAAATCCAATTCTTTGGGTTCACTGCTTCAATAACTTCTCCTAAAGGAGGAAGTTCATGTTTACTTTCTTTCCATTCATATTCGATACTCATATAATCTTAGGAGGCCATGGTTTAGGTTGGCAGTCTGTGCACATGTTATTCCTTTTTGACCATATATTTTCTATATAACAATTATATATTAAGTATATATTCACTATATATAATTCTAGAAAAGATTTTCTCTATAAATAGGTTTGTTTTTGCACATAGCAGATTTCAAAAACTCATTCTCAGACTTAAGCTCAAGGCATATTTTTAGAATTCCACCAGTTTTTGCATGAATGGATTTTCTAAGATTTTCATACTTGCTTTCAAGCATTTCAATCTGTCTTTCTAATCGCCCTTCTTTATCATCTTCAATGAGTAATAATTGTTTGTGCATATTAGCTCCTTATGTAGAATAAGGACACTCCCTGTCTGAAAAACTGGAGTATCCTATTCCTTTGTTTGGGGCCTGGTTTTACGATCAGGCCTTTTTTTGATTTAGCAACCTTCGATTTGCCAGTATTCTATATTACCCTTGCGATATATATCAAGATTTTTGTCTTGCAATTCTGGAATCATCTTATAGTCCACAGCACCCTTACGAGCCATTTTTTTTAATGCAACTCCACCACCTAAACAATTATGGTTATCAGACATAGAGATTAAAGATTCACGTAAAGAGACTTCTTCTTTCACTAAATGATTTATGTTATCTTTAACAGATTTCCATTTTTGAGCAGTCCTTATCCAGTCATAGTCATTCTTTACCTTGTAATCTTTATCTATCATTGGTGGTGCAGTAAAATTCTGCACATAATCCCAAAAGATTTCCTCTTGTTTGACGAGATTTTTTATATAACTATCGTCACGATTTACGGTTACAATAACTCCATCATTTCCATCAAAGGAAAAATAAAAAGCTTTTTCAAGTTGACACACTTCCATTTGATGCATCAATTGAGGAATATACTTTTCAGGAACTTTTCCATTAACAGCCATTGCATGATCGACTGCATTAGGGCATTTGATCTCTACAATATTTTCTTCTTCGATATCCATTCCATCTAAAGAGGCCATCATGAAACTTATTTCAGCATGGAATTTTACTTTAGGAAATACAACTAATCCAGTTTTCTTTTCAAAACATTGACGAGCAGGCTCTTCTAAATCATTACCTCTTTGCATAGCCGATGATTTTCTTATTGGCACGCTAGTGGTTACTTTTTCCATCCATAATTGATATGGAGTTTTCCATGGTGATACTTGCATTACCGCCGGTGCATCGGATGCGCCGATATATTTACGACGCATCTGTAACCATTCTTCCGTTCCTTGTTTTAAGGCGCTCATGCTATTTTTTCCTCTTTCTCTCCATCATCTATTTGCCTTGCATTCTTATGTGCAGCAGCTAATATTCTTGGATATATTTCTGTTGGGATATCGCTTATAGTTTTGACTGATGGGTCTAGTCCATGCAAAGTTTTCCACAATTTCGCAATATAGTTATCATCACAATATTTAAGAGCTTCCTCTAAAGTTTCAGCTTGTTCTTTTGTGATTGCAGGTTTTTTAGATACCGAATTTACTTTGATATCATCTTTAGAGAATACGCCTTTTGTAAAGGTCTCCCATTCTAAAGAAAATGGATCAGCATTATCAAACATGGCATCTAAATTGCATGGTCTTGCTTCAAATGCTGCCTTTATATTTTCACTTAAAGGCTTATGTGGAAGGGGATTTACCATATATTCTGTCTTTAGTTCTTCACCTTTTCGTATGATCTTGATGTCATAAAAATAAGGATCTCCCCAGTCTTCATCTTTACATAATGCTTCAATGCTACTACGAATTGTAGCTTGGGTAACATGTAATACTTGAATTTGCTCTTCAGCATAATTCCATACAATAAACGCCCAAAAGTGTCTTACAGGGCTTTTAGCATCAAATGATTGCTTTGGCTTTTCATCCATTTTAAATCTTACAGGCTTCTTTTCAATCCAATCTTCCCATCCTATTACTGGCTGGCTTAAGATACGGATTTTATTTTCACCATCTTGAAGTTTCATATAAAACCCAGATGTTTTTGGTGCTTGATAATTTTTAGGTAAAAAACTCATTGGTGGCTCCTTATTTTGCTATTTTGTAAAGATAATCATTGTTAAACGTAATCCATTTCTTAACTAGGCTAAGACCTCTTTTTCTCTCAACTTGTAACTCATCTTGTCCCATCTTAACCTTCAATAAATAGCATAGTTCATCGAGTGCATTCTCTAAAGAAGATTTGTCTAATTCTTTTTCTGAATAGAGTTGACTTATCACTTCCTCTAAGAATTCGGAAGCATAGTCAAATGTCTGTTCTTTTTCTTCACAGCATCTGCAAGAAGGTCTCTCATAATAATCATCTGGGTCTATAAATCTGTCTAACATGGTGGCTCCATTTTTATTGTTTTATTATTCAACGTACTTTGAGCTTTAGCAACCCGTCTTAAAGTAATCTCTCGAGGCGTTAATCGCTATTTCCGTTTTATGTTTGGAAGTATATCATTTATCCCTATTAAAATATACATAAAAAAAAGCGTATAATTTCCCAGAGGAGAGATTTTCATGATTTTTTGTTGATTTTAAAAACGCTTTTGTATATCGTCTGTCAGTGAATTTATATATTTCACTTTTTACATTTTTACGTTTAGGAGGGATTGATGAAATTAAAGCAATATTTGAAAAAAGTAAAATTATCCAGCCGAGACTTCGCAGATTTTTTAGGTATTAATAGGTCTTCTTTTTCAGGGATAGTATCAGGAAGAAGAGTTCCAAGCAAAAATCTAGCAAAAAGAATATCAGCGGCTACGTTAAATAAAGTTACAGTGGACGAAATATTTCCAGAAGATTATAACAACACGTGCCCATGCTGTGGGCAAAGGTTAAAAAGAAAAAAACTTTAAATTTTTTAAAGATTTTAAAGGAAGGACTGAATAGGAGCCACCCATATTCAGTCCAGTACTACTATTAAAAAGGACTAGGACAAAACTTAGAACTTTTGTCTTAGGCATCAGGCTGGAATCTGATACCTAAGATGAACAAACCTAGGAATATACTATAGGATTGCGTGTCGATGCCAATCACTATAGACATATTCCTTATTTAGTGCAACAGGAATATATCTATGTCAGAACGCTTTATCAAATACATACCTTCACAGACAGCTGAATGGCTCCGAGAAAATCATACTTATGCTTGGTCACTACTTTCATTAATTGCTGAAAGAGCTTGCAGAACCAAAGATCATTTTACAGGTTTGAAAATTGGCGAAGCATATATTGGTGATTACAAAAAAGCAGGTATAAAAACCAGGGGTCAGTATCGGCATGCTCTTTCCATTCTTATTGAAATTGGAGCGATTGAAGTAATTGAAACCTGCAGAACTAGAAAATTAAAAAATTCCCTTAACAACCACCAAAATATAGGGGAGAAAGATGAAATTACAACCACCAAACTTTCAAAAACAAACCAGCAACCACCGAACGACCACCGAACGACCACCGAAAATGAAAGAATAACAACCACCAAAGGAACACTTGTAAGACTTTTAGATTCAAGCTTTTGGGATATAAATTCAGATGACAACAACCACCATAAAGAAAACTTTAAAAATCAAGACGCAACCAAATTACAACCACGAACGAAGAACGAAGAAAACGTTTCTTTCGTTTATTTAAAAGAAAACGAGAAAAGAAAAGAGCCGGTTCGTTCGATTCGTTCGTCCGATCGTATCGTTTCGTTTCCTTCTTTACAGAAAGAAGAGAAAGTAAAAGAAATCCTTGAAATATGTGTAGCTTACAATCTCGATGTAGGAGACAAGTCTCTCGACAGATGGCTTTTAAAATTTGGCCAAGAGATGATTGTTCAATTGCTTAGCTCTCTCATAGACAAGAAAGAATCTGTTCGTAATCACGAAGCTTGGATGGAAAAATCACTACAGTTAACCCTTAACGTTCAAAAGAATAAGCAATTTATCGAGCTATTCATATCCCAACACAACATAACATACATTATCTTGACAAAAAATTATTGCAGAGACTCTGAAACTGGCAATGATTATCAATACTCACTCCCACATGAACAATTCGTAGAAATTATCACCAGAAAGCATGAAACTAAGCAAGGAGTGTCTTTGTATGCCTCATGACACAAAGACCTCACAGTGGTCAAGTAAATGGCCAAATTTTTGATTTTAAACAATGGGTTGAACACCAAAAGTAAAATAAATCACAAAAAGGAATATTTTTATGAGTAGAGACGATATAACATTCGAACGCGTTAAAACCTACCTTTCAAATGAATCAGATTATGAGTTTCCTGAATTTATGAGACTTTTGCGAGGTGCTTATTGCATCTCAAGAAAAGTTGTCAATCAAGAAACAGGAATAGCTTCTATGAAGCTTTATTCACTGGAATCTGGAACTTTTTTACATAGACCAAATATTGAGCATATTGCCCGTCTGGCCTCTTATTATGGAATTAGCGAGAGACTTCTTCTCAGAAAAGCAGATGAATTTCTTATGAAAAAACATCCTGTAAAAACTCGTTTGAGAAGAAAGCAAGATTTGGTAGCCGCATGAAATTAAAAATTGATGGAATACCATTAGCGAAAGCCCGTCATCGTGCAGGACGATACGGGCATTATGATCCTCAAGACAAACAAAAAAAAGATTTTAAAATTTGTCTTTTAAGCGAGATTTCCAAAAATTATAAGGAAGCCTCTGATTTAATTCAGGGAGAATCTTTTTCGATTATCATAGATTTTTACTTTCCACTTAACAAGACAGAATCAAAAGGAAAAAAAGAAGGCAAATTATTAAATTTGGTGCCTCATACTAAGAAGCCCGATATTGATAACTTGTGTAAGTTTTTTTTTGATTGCGCTAACGGAATTCTCTTTAAAGATGATAAAATGATTGTCTCTTTGTTTGCCCGAAAACAATTTTCAGACAACCCAAGAACAGAAGTCTTAATCACCAATTTGACAACACCATTACCAGAAGGAATTTCATGAAAAATATATTCTTTTTTTCTCTCACACTTTTATGTTTTGGTTGTTCAGGTCTAAGACAACTTATCGATGAAAGTGATGATGAACTCAAAGAGTTAGAAAAAGGAAAAACATTTCAATTAAAAATAAAAGAAATACCAGCAAAACCACCAATGAGGATTCCATATGAATACACCAATTACACCTAGCGATGAAGAATGGGATAGAATATGCCCTTTGTTAATCGCAACGGCTGTTATGATGGCAATCATTTTAACAGCTCTAATTTGCTTGGTAAGTTGTACCGTTTCTTTTAATAATATCAGAACTTCAGGACAGGCATCAGATGTTGTAGATGAGGATATGAAAGCAACAGCAAGCCCGGACATAACGATTCCTGCAAAGTTGATTTAAGTAAATGCTTCTCTAATGACTTTGCCGGAAATTCCGGATAACTGAATATATACACGATATATATTGGATATATATATTATGTATATTGTTCCTGTATATAGGCTACATAAGGAGTTACATATACATATGTGTTACACAAGTTCAATAGACCCTACATATATGTTTCATGTGACATATTCATTAATCCTTATATCGCTCGTATACATTGCATGTATACAGCGTGAGTGATTTAATCACCCTGTCTACAAGGCATATGAAGAGCTTTTTGATTTTTAGAATACTTAAACAAGCTCACAACATATCTAAAACAAGGCTGTGCAACAACATAATTATAATTATCAGACTACTTGTATACAATACACCTTATGTAGTATGTATACATTGACATGAAATTCGGTGACTTGATATTTTCAATCCCACCGAACAAAAGGATAATTCATGGAAATAGTAGTGAGGTTAGAAATAGCATATGGTCACAAAAGATTTTACCCCGTTAATGAAAATGCAGAAACATTGCTTGAGTTGCTTGATCGCTGCTCATTCACAGAAAAACAACTCAAGCTTTGCGCTGAAAAAGGATGGAAGGTCGACGTTATACAACCTAAGTACACATTCGAGTGATGAGCTTTATTACGATAAATCAAACCTATGGAGGATGGATTGAACACATCTAAAAACAAAAGAATTGCAACAGCATATTTGCAACTCAAACAACTTAAATTGCTAAAAAAGTAGCAATCTGGTTTCATGAGTGCTAACATTAACCATTTAAATATTTGGAGCCACCAAATGGATAAGAAAATTAAGAAAATTGAAAAAGTAAATATGAAAGAAATGAAAGATCTCAAATCTTTGGAAAAAGCAGATAAGAAACGTGATAAGTTTGTTGAAGCCGGTAAAAAAGCCTTAAAAAAACATAAAGGTAAATAATGGCTGGTGGAAGACCACGATTTGTTTCATTACCTCCTAATCAGATGGAAGATCTCGGAAAAGAGATGCTTGCATGGATTAAATTGAATAAACCAATTCATTTATGCCAGTGGTATACCATTGAAAAAGGTTTCACTTATAATGAATGGAAAAGCTTTATTCAAATTCCAGAGTTTCTTCCCTATTATGAACAAGCATTGAAAGTAGTAGGCATGAAATATCTAGATGGTACTGTAGATAAATCCATTGCACAACGCTTCCTGAGAGTATATTTCAAAGATCTAAAAGAAGAAGAAAATGATCAATTAGAATTTGAATCAAAGCTTAGATCTCGGGAAGCATCAACAGTTTCTGAAGATGCAATAGTTCGTCATGAAGCCATGATGTCTCAGATACGATCTTTACAGACTGACCGAAAGAGTGCAAGCAAGACCATTAAAGAAGCACAGTGATCATAATGTGTTATCGGTGAAGTCATTGCATGTTGTGGTAAGTTTTCTATATTTTTTATCATTTCCTCTAACGTATTCAATAAATCTTTTGTGGTGGTAATGGGTTGGATGAGTTCTCGGTTTATGTTTTCTTCTTTTACAGTGACGAGGATTTCATTGTCTTTGTCATCGATTCTTAAGAAGTTATTCCAATCTTTTGCAGCGCACTGTAAAGCTTCACCGCCATACACAGATATTTCACCACATTTACAGTCAATATAATCACCTGAATGGAAACTTTCAATGATAGTACTACATAATTTGCATTTAGCACGATTGCGCATGTGAGCCTAAAAAAAGATAGGCGAGAGTCTACCAGGACGCTCACCTATGAATAAGAATGGTTAACAGAATTAATACAAAATTTTTCCTTTTTTGTAAATCATTTTACGTATATAGGAGTGGCATGAAAAACGCTAATATATCCCCTTTTTCAGATAAGCAATTAGAGTTCATCGTTAATAGCAGTGCTCATTGGAATCTTGCGCATGGTTCTGTGCGTTCTGGTAAGACTGTGGGAACGCTTTTTCGTTTTATGCAAGCATGTAATGAATGCCCAGATTCTCAGATATTCATGGTTGGGCATAGCTCTGAGACCATTTATCAGAATGCTATTAGGTTGTTAATGGAGTCAGAACAACTATCAGAATTTCGTCCTTTCTGTACCTGGTATGCGGGTAAGAGGCAATTAAAATATCGCGATAAAACAATTTCAACAATGGGAGCAAAAGATGAAGGCGCTATAGGAAACTTCCAAGGTAAAACAATGTCACTTGTCTATTGTGATGAGATGACACTATATCCTGAATCGATAATTGATATGATAGACACACGTTTGAGCAACCCTCATTCAATGGGATTTGCTTCAATGAACCCCTCACACCCGAATCACAAAATTAAAAAATGGATAGACTATGCGGAAGAAGGCAACCAAAATTATTATTCACTACATTTTACCCTGGATGATAACCCCTACGTCGATAACGATTATAAGCAGAGGATCCGTGAAAGTTTATCGGGACTTTTCTATAAGCGAAATTATCTCGGGTTATGGTGCCTTGCAGAAGGTGCCATTTATGACTTTTTCGATAGGAAAATTCACGTCGTTAAAGAACCACCTAGAGCTGCAGAGTACTGGATTGCTTCTATTGATTACGGGTCTATTCACCCATTTGTATGCCTTCTTATAGGTGTGTCAACTGGAAAATATACACAAACAGGAAAATGTATGTGGGTAGAAAAAGAATATTTCTGGGATCATAAGAAGACAGGCAGACAAAAAACCCAAAGTGAGTTTGCAGATGATATACAAGAGTTCTTAGAACCATATTCTATTAAGAATATCTATATTGATCCCGCTGCGGAATCTTTTCATTTTGAATTGCGCAAACGTGGAATGCATGTAGTACATGCAAACAATGATGTGTTTAATGGACTGACTTACACCTGTTCAGAGATGCGTAAAGGTAATCTTTTTATACTTGAAGAATGTAAGAATACCATTCGTCAGATTGAAGGTTATACTTGGGATAACAAAGCGGCGGAGCGTGGTGAAGATAGGCCTGTAAAGACAGAAGATGATGCACCTGATGCTCTGAGATATGCAATATATACGCATAAAGTCTCAACATATGATCCATATAAAGAAAATCAAGGAAGAGATGAATGGTTAAGAGATAGATTTACTCCCACAAGAAGGATATGAGTAAAAAATAAATTATGATACATTTCAAGTGGTAAAATTTATCACAAGGAAGGTATTATGATTGACTATTTGAAGAATTTAAGGTGCTTTTTTTTAGGACATAGAGGAGAAGTATTTACAGAGAATAGTAGATGGGGATTACTTCACACATATTCATGTAATAGATGTAAACACAAGGAAATTTTGAAGGATTCTCATGAATGATGAAAGACTGATAGAAGAGGCTAAAAAAATATTTAAAACATAAAGGTATTTCTATACCATTGCTCCAGTCAAAATTCAAGGTGTCTTATGATAAGGCCAAGAGAATTTATGAATATGTCGTTAATATTGATGAGCTAAGGAAACAAGTGGAAGAATTGTCTAAAAATTCGATTGTAGGAAATATAAGCCCAAGAAATTATGAAGTGAAATTTCATTTGGATTTATGTGAAAAAGATATAGAAAATATCATTTCGGTTTTGAAGATGTTAAAGGGTATAGAAAGTGTTAAAGCTATATGAATTTCAATTCAAGAGGATAAATGTTAAATATTGTTAAACGTTTCTGGTGTTGGTGTAGAGGTCATAAAGGAGAAGTTCTTTATATATATGCCAAATATATGCGTAAAAAAGTATATCGATGCAATAATTGTTCTTATCAAAGAGATTTAGAAGTCTGGCAGAAATTCGATGGATGAACAATTGTTTAAGGTAAAGAAATGACAATTATCGACTGCATTTCCGATCTACATGGCCATTACCCAAAGCTAGAAGGCGGAGACTTGCTTATTATTGCGGGTGATTTGACGGCTAGAGATAAGCCAGAAGAATATACTCAATTCATGGAATGGTTAGAGAGTCAGAAATACGAAAAAAAAATACTAATCGCGGGCAACCATGACAATGAGATTGAAAAAGGTTTAGATTTCGATTTTCCAAAATTAGGAATCACATATCTGTGCGACTCAGGAACAGAATTCGAAATTGAAAAAGAAGTAACTAAATGGGGGCATAGGCATGAAACAGTCAGGATATGGGGCAGTCCATGGACCAAAACATTTGAAGGAATGAATCCTAAATGCAAAGCTTTCACATGCGATACTGAAGAGGAATTGGCTGAGAAATGGAAATTGATACCTGATGATATAGATATATTAGTTTGTCATTCTCCTATGTGGGGTATGAATGATGGACCTAACCCAGAAACAAGATACGGATCCACTTCTTTATTAGGAAAACATGTTGCAAAACATTTAAATAATCTAAAATTATTTGTTTGTGGTCATATTCATGAAGGGTATGGAAAATTTGATATAAGAGAAATACAAAAAGTTTTAGGTGATCCTATTGGAACTATTCATGTCAACGCCAGCCATGTAAACGAGAGATATGAACCTGTGAATAAGCCTGTGAGGGTGATTTTGTGAAAGAAAGAGAAGAGCATGTGCAGTGAGTGCAATTGGTCAGTCAAGATATGCGAAAGATGCAGTATTGAATGCATTCTTTGTCCATCTGTTTGGCCTTGGAATCCAGAATTTTGGATATGTCCAGGTTGTGAATCAACTTATTGCATTGAGGAAAAAATATGAATGTTGAATGCGATAAGTGCGGCGAGCATGCTCTGGAGTGTGGCTGTGCTAAACATATTGCTGGACTTAATGATAAATTTTACTATCAAGGCAATTTCTTTGAAAAAGAAGACGAGTTTTGGGCTTACGTAAAAGAATTTACTCATAGACAAACAACAGCGGAAGATTTCGATGGACTATTTGATGCGTTGAAAAAAGATGTGTGGATGAACTTAGCAATTAGAAAGACAGAAATAACCAACTCAGAAGTCAGGGATCTTTTAGAAGACGTGTTTATGTTAATTTTAAAGAAATTACATAAAAAAAGTGTCAAATCTTTCGATGCCTCCACAGATACTTATGAGCACGATGAAAATTTTAAAAAGGAGCATGAGGCTCTAGGAGTGCTTATGGACGAGATTCACGACAAATATCACGCAACATAGGCTCAATTATCAGACTAAGGTACATAATGTGAGTAATGAATCCGAACATGTTTTTATATTTCATCCACCAAAAGGTTTTGAGTTCAAAGAATGCCCTATTTGTAAAAATCCCTATTTAGATAATGGGACGTTTGAAAATTGTATTTGGTGTGAAATACATAAGGAAGAAAAATGACTGAATGGATAAGCGTTGATGTTAGACTTCCTGAACATTTGCAAGAAGTAAAAGTTAAAGGGGATTTTCCTGAAGAAATCCATTGCCAATTTAAAAAAGGGTTAATCGATAATGGATTTGTTTTGATATCCAATAATCAATTTTACCAAATTCAAATCACTGGAATAACTCATTGGATGCCATTACCAGAACGATAAAAGGAATTATATGTTAGGTGAATGCGATAAATGTGGACAGCAGACTTTGAAATGTGGTTGTGATCGAAAAGCATTTCAACATTTAAACGGAGAAGAAAACCCACAATTCTTGATTGATGGAAAAATGATATATTTAGAATTGAGAAAAAAATATCCTAAAAATAATATCAATGATCTGGATAACATCTTGAATGGACTATGTGCTGCTCTGACCTGTCTAATGTATGATAATGTAGATAAAGCAGATCATAGAAGTGTGATTCAATTGATATATAATATTTTAAATAAGAATGCTTAAATGTGCACACACTGCCAATACCTATCAAATTATAAAAATTACTTATTCTGTGAAATATCTGATAAATCTGATAAGATAAAAATATGTACCAAATATATTAAACAGATATTAAATCGTGAAAAGAAATTACCATTTGATGCTACAGGAAATATCTCGTATCGAAACTGGTTTGGATATTCTAATCACTCTTTCTCAAGAAACCAATAACTTTTGCTTGCATCATCCTATTGAATGTTTAGATAGAATGCAGAAGATGCGTATCCTTACGTTGACTGCTATTAAAATAGACGAAAAAAACAAGTAGTCATCATCACTTGTCATATTTAAATATTTAATGTATGGTATTCTCGTAGACCTAAATGGTCTTAGGAGGATGCTATTTCTTTTTATCTGCCCCCATGGAACAATAACATAGAACCTTCGCAAGGGAATGTCCGACAATGGCTGGATAATCTCTATGCTAAATTTCAACCTATTGAACAAGCAAGATGGAATCAAGCAAACATAGACACCCTATTTTATGCAGGTAATCAGTCATTCATAAATCGAAATTTTTCATTTAATCCTGGTATCACATCTCAGCAATACTATTTCAATTTGGTCCAGCAGCCTGTAAATATGGTAACCGGATATCAAAGGCAACACAGAAAATCTATTGTATATGAAGCAGCAGATGGAGCAGATCCTCAAACTACGGACGAATATACTCGTCTAATAATGAATATCTGTCAAAAAGAAAATATACACGAGCAATTCTCAAAATCATGTGAGTTATCAGCCATTGCCGGTATGAATTTGATACAGCCATATCTAGATTTTACTGGAGACGATCCAGCACAAGGTCAATTGAAATTAAAGATATGGGAATACAATTCATTCTTAGTTGATCCCTATTTCCGAAACCCAGACATGTCAGATGCTCAATTTATATGGTGTCAAGAATACATAAGTAAACGTGAAGCAGACAGCCGATTTCCTGACAAAGTAAATGATATTAGACCAATGGCGGGATCTCCACAAAGATATGGGAGTTTTTACTTCTTACCTGAAAATCATAATATGGCCCGAAATGATCTGATGGTATTGAGCTATGTATGGTATAAATGGAAAAAGAATAAGAAGAGGTTATATAGCCGTAAGAGAAACCAGTTCTTTGATTTTGCTGGTGGTGATGGACAGCTTGAGCAGATTCTATATCATATCGATGATATGGAAGAAGTTACTGTGGAAACACCATGCTGGAAGTTGGCAGTTGTATTGAATGATCAATTAATGTTTCAAGGTGATAATCCACTTTGGGATGGACCTGAATGTCCATTTATTCCCAATTATTGGAATTACGACCCTCATATCAATCAAATGGAGTTACGCTCAAGATCATTGATATTCCCAATGAGATCACCTCAATTCCTTTTCAATTATAAAGTTATCAATAACAACGATATCGCTGCTGCTACGATTAATGCTGGATGGAAGCGTAAGAGTGGTGCGGTTGCTAATGAAGATAATTTGAAGAAAGCAGGACAGGGTTGGGATGTTATTATCAATGAAGGTTATGAAATGACTGACGTTGAAAAGATTATTCCAAGTGCTGTACCTCAATCAGATTTAGAATTAGCACAACAGATGGCTGACTTGGTTTTCAAAACTTCAGGTATTGATATAGAAAACTGGTCTGGTCAGCAAGACAAACAAACCTCAAGTCTTACACTTCTGATTAAACAAGCATCAAATCTTCTACCTTTTCAAAAGTATTTCGATCAATGGGATCTATGCTTGAAACTTGTGGGTGAGCGCATGCTTCAAATTGCATTGAACAATTGGAATGCAGAAAAGGTTTCCCTAATGATAGGACAAGAACCGAGCCCACATTTTTACTCAAAGGTATTTGCTAAGTATAATACTGTCGTGCAAGAGGGATTGCTAACACCAACGCAAAAGAATCTTCAAGCTCAACAGATGATGGACATAAATCAGGCATTTGGTCGAGAGGTATTGCCGCCAAGTATGATTATTAAGGATATGAATATCCAAGGAAAAGCTGAGATATTGCAATTCCTACAACAACAAGAACAACAAGCATCTTCAATGCAACAAGAACAGAATATGGTTCAACATTCATTTGAACATGCTAAGTTGCAGGAGATCATATCTAAAGCTGCTGCTAATTTAGCTACTGCAAGAGAAAGACATGGTCGAGCAGAAGCGGATATTGGTTTATTTGAAGAAAGATTATCTGAAATTACTCAGAATAGAGCAATGGCAACTAAAGCCAAGATGGAAGCTTTAGAAAAATTAGTTGACGTAATTGCTAAATACGGTGAAATTGAAGCTGCGTTAAAAATGCATGAAATTGAAAGTTTTGACTATAGACAAGAACAAAATGAAGATCGAGAAAAAGTTGATGCAAAACGAAGTTCTTTAGCAAACGAATTTGTCCGTAGTATTATGGGCAATCAAATGGGCCAAATGGCTCAACAACAAGGAAATCAACAAATGCCAGAAATGGCACAACAAGCAATATGAGGTATATATGAAACAACACGATGATTCTAGACCAAGTACTTTTAAAAGTGGTGGTCAAAGAATTGATGATCATAGTTTTTGGGCTGGAAAAAAAGGAAAAGATTCTGTTTTTCCTGATGGTCCTTATAAAACAAAAGACGAAAGTTCTGCTGAAGGAGCTGGATCAGTTATGAAGTATGAAGATACAACAGAAGCTGTAAAATCCGCTCAAGTAGAAGGTTCTAAAAAGATTAAAGCTAGACCTATGAAACAACCTGGCTATAGAAACTAATTTGATGAAAGGGTGTTACATCCCTAAAAGATGAAGCCCTTTTATCTTTTTTAATGAGGTAATATGAAAAGCACTAAGACTGTACAGAGTGTTAAGAATACTGCTGCAGAAAAAAATAGATCTACTCTTAAGAATACAAATTCAGGTTTTGTTGATCCTATAAAAATTAAAGATCAAAATCCTGAAGATAAACCCAAAGACGGTGTAAAATCACCATGGGATTTTAGATGTCCTCAATATGATCAAAGATCTAGTAACTTTGTCAATGCTGGTACTCATTATGGTATTGGTCATCGTCAACCAGTTGGTCATGAAGGAAATCCTAAGAGAGTTGTAGATGTCTTGCCACAAAGCAGAATGAATACTTTGCAAGATGATGATGTAGGGTAAATAATGAAAAAAGCTAAAGGTTTAAAAACTGCACATACCCCCAATTCTCCAAAAGGTATGGGAGACTATTACGGCACAGGAATAAAACAAAAGATGGGTCGTGTACGGGAAGATAGTATGGGTTTGATGCAATCAACGCCTAAGAAACTAAAAACTCCTCCGAAGTCTTTGGCTTAAGAGACATCTTTTTCATTCTTGCTTCCTCTTCCATTTCCCTTGCAATATCTTGAAGAATTGCGTTTATTCTTTCTTGAAAGAAATCCTCAGCATATGGGGCAGCAAGATTTTCTCGATGATTTGTAAATTGATTGATACTCCAGTTTACAATATCATTTTCGGTTACATTTCCTTTTTTATACTGTGACCATTGTTCTCTTGG